AAGATCGACAAGGTAATTTTTCTAGAGATTCTAAAATTCAATCTTTACAGGAGATTAAAAGAGCTATAGAATTCGCATCAGATGTAGGTCGTGGTGGACCAGTAGTAGTTCATACTGGTGAATTTAATCGTGCTTTCACTGAAACAGATTGGAATACTACAGATGGTACTCATTCTCAAGGAAGAATTGGCTCTGGTATGAGTGTTAGTTCTGGTGTTTTTACTTTTCCAGCAACAGGAATTTGGCGAATAGAATTTAATGCTTATTTTTATAGAGGAGTAGCAGACTCACAATGTAGAATACTTATTAAAAATAATAGTGGAACAGAAATAACAAAATCAATTCAATCAGTATCTGACGCAAATTATTATGCACAGCAATACACTTCTTGTATGTTAGATGTTACAGACGTTGCAACAGACGCTAATAAAATAAAATTTGAGTGGGAAGATGTAGGTGCAACTGATGGTGGTACTTCTGCAAAACTACAAGGCACAGCAAGTTTTACAGCGACTCACGTCGTGTTCACAAGATTAGGAGATACATAGAATGAGACCCGAACACATAGAAGACGCTTTAGTTGGGATTTAGCTAATGGCTAAACGAAGAATTAATAAAGAGAAGCCATCTAAACTGCTTGATGTAAGACTGGTCTGTTTCAAATAAATACTACTGAGACTACGATGAAACTATTATGGACTGTATTTTTTTTATTAATAATCTCCGGAACAATAACAAAAGCAGAAAATCATCTGTGGATGCCTGGAGATCGAGCCACTGTCACGGCCATTTGCAAAGACGAAATAGCACTTACTAAAACTGCTGAAAAATTTCAAGAAAACACTAAACAAGCGGCAATGGAAGCTGACGAGATATGGCTGACAGCAGTAGCAGATGGAGAATGCCATATTTCCCAACGTGGGGATAAATGGAACGTAACGTTATTAGAAAAACTTCGCACGTTTAACAATATGTTTGGTCAAGACGGAATGACAGGTGAGTTGTGGAGAGTTGTAATGATTACAAGAACTGGTGAAGAATTTTATGGTGTTAGTGGAGTATTTGCTAAACAATACGTACCAACAAAATCTATCTCTGCTTCTGCAACAGGATCAGACAATAATGGTGAATGGTTAGAAGGTGACTTTGTTTATATAAATTCTATGTGTGAAGATGGCCAAGTCCTAACTAGAACAGGGTCATTATATCAAATTGCAACAGAAGAAGCAGTTGCTCAAGCAGATAAAATCTGGTTAGATGCAATAAACAGAGGAATATGCATTCAGAGTACAAAACCATTTTTAGCAAAACTACTTGAAAAAGTAAACACATTTGAAGATGTATATGGTATAAAAGACTATACCGGAGAACTTTGGTCTGCAGAAACCCAAACACCTGCAGGTGAAAGTATGAATGTATACATAGGTATTATGAAAAAAAATTTTGCTGTTCCAAAAACTGGATTCCTAGGTGAACCAGAAGCAATCCCAATGCCTAAACAATAATATCTAATATTGTTTGTAATTTTGATTTAATAGTTTTATTTTGTACAGTTTTAAGCAATCCTTGATGTAATGGTTTTGGCCATGCATTCATTTTTACCCAACAATATCCAGAATGTTCTCCATTTAATGTTGGTACAAATTCTGTATCAATAACACATACATAGGTATTAAAAAAGAATTTTTGATCAGTACTTTGAAACATCTCTAATGGAATAAACTTCTTAATTGCTGGGGTATTGCCTACTTCTTCTTTAATTTCTCTGTTAAGTGCTTCAATAGGTAATTCTTTACCTTCTACTTTACCACCAACTATACCCCATTGTCCATGATGTTTTTTATTTGCTCTTTGTACTAACATAAAACGTTTAGTATTTTTAGCATAAAATAATGCACCACTACAAATAATATTAGCCATACATTATTATAAATTATATTTGATTAAAGGTCAAGTATCCAATCACCAGGTTCATATTCACCCTCCCATGATTTTTGCCATTGCGTACCAGTCCATTTAAATTGCACACCATTTGTATCATTAGTAGAATATTGAACATTAGTAACATTAGATGAATCAAAATCAACATTCCATTTACTAGTAATTGAATTATATTGAATAATATCAGATTCAGATGCTACTAAACTACCCCAGGCACTACTTGCTCTATTTGTATATCCTTTAATAGGACCATTAGCAGGTGATACTAACGGTGATGGTACTACGTATATTCCTCCTGCCGCCGTTGTCCCTGACGTATCTGCTGTTGGCACTGATGAACTCGCCGCGGCAGATGTTGGTAAAACTGTACTAAAAGTAAATTGTGTAGTGCTTGGTACTGCTAAAACACCAATAGTTCCATTATAATAATTTGGAGTTGCCCCAGATACTCTAACTGTATCACCAACACTTAATTCGTGTACTGTTGATGTTGTTGCTGTAACAGTATTGGTTCCATCATGTGTTAATGTTGTAATATGAAGATCATGTAAATCAGTACCAATTTCTTGTGTAATAAGATATCTTGTACCATTAATTTCACTACCAGTTGGCCCTGTGACTGTTGGGTCAATAATTTTTGCAAATTGTGGTACTGTATTTGTAGGTACAGAATCAGTATCAACTGTAAACATTAATAAATGTCCTTCTGATGGATGTTCTGCAATAACACCAGTAACGTATGTAATTGTGTCTTCATTATTTGCTGTTGTAATTGCTGTTTCTAATTTTACTTTAGATAACCCTGCTGTAATTTTACCATATGCTCCTAATACTGTATCCCACATAATTTCTTTACCATATACTAACTGTGAATCTGTTTTAGCATCTGCTTTTTTAAGACTTACATGAGCAACATTATCTCCTGTCGCTTCACTTAAAGTTTCTTTACTTTGTAATAATCTAATTGTATAACCTAATGTACCACCTTCTACATATAATCCATAATTGCCAAATGTTATTTCTTGACGTGATAATAAATCACCACCAACTAAACCATTAATATCAACTGCTGAAGCATCTTCATCATATATAGATGCAACAATTTTTTCAATAACACCAAGTTTCTTAATTTTAGCAGGCGGTGTCAACCAAATAGGGATTGTAAATTGCAATGTAGCAATATCTATTTCGTCATCTGTACCATTTGGTATTGTACGTGATGAAAATGTTATGTCACTTAACTCAACATAACTTAATGATGTCCAATCGAGCCAGTTATCTGTAGTTTGTAATTCTAATGCTGGATTAAACAACACTAATAATTGTTCTAAAATTTGCAACTTTTGATCTGTATTATTTGAAAACAAATCACAGTTCATAGTTAATGTAAATGGCACAGGCATAATTCGTTCTATAGTATGTTGATTACCTTGAGTTCCTGAATATGTTTTAGTTTCTGCATCATACGAACGTTCTCGTACATGAATTTTATCTACGTGAGTTGGCTCCATCACACGTGGTCTATCTAATGCCAAATTTGAAATATAAGCCGCCATCTGTGGAACACTTACTAAAGCATTTTCAGATCCTTGTCTTAAAATATTTGCTACTTGTCTATTAATATCACCATACCTAACAGGTACTTTAATTAAATCTTGATTACCATCTTTATTTTTACCTGTTTGATACTGAAAATTTGACATCATTCTAACAAATTGAACAATGTATCTTCGCATTTGCCCGTCATAAAAATGAGATATATTAGCCATTATGTCGTTGTATCCGTATCTTCAGTTGGTATTTTTCTTTCTTTATCTTTTAATGCTTGACTTAATGCACTTTTTTCATTAAGTGTAGTACCATCTTTGTTTGTAGTAATAGTATCATTATTAATAAATGAATGCTTATGAGTTAATTTAGTATCTAAATTAGTCATTGTCATTCTTACATCATCTTCTTGTTTAACCCATTTTGCTCCATTATATCTAAACAATCTGTTAGGTAAAAAATCTGTACGTAAATGATATTGTCCTTCGACAGCATTAGCAGGAAATGACGTACCAAAGTCATATATTTCTCCATTTGGTGCAATTCCATCGGCAGTTAGATATCCTTGTAAGTATCCTTTACTGCGTGGACTTGCTGTAACTCTACTTGCTTTAATATGTGATGTATCAGAATCAACATCACCTTCGTCTGCTGTTACTATAGCAACTTTGCCATTGTCATCTACAGGTAACACATATAATGGTTGCGTATTAAATCCTGATTGTGGCAAGTCTGCTTCTGCTTGTGCAATAATGGCATCATTAATTTCTTGATCTCGTCTACCAGTACCTTGCTTGTATGAAATACTTTCTTCATCATTTCTAGTACCGAGAAAATCTCTAAATTCTGGAGAATCTCTAAGAGGTTTGCATCTTGCTCTAATTAAATGTGGCCACCATGTTTGTGAAAATCCTTCTGCTGTAACATTAACATCTTCAACTTGATAAAAACGTTTTAGTGTTTCATCCATGCTGTCATCTAAACTATAGTCATCTTTTCTATGAGGCATCTCAAGAACATCCCCACTCATTAATCGTCTACCTAATCTATCAATCATATCAAGTTGATGAAACACAACAAATGGTGCGTCATTTTGCATGAATAAACCAAATTGTGTTAAATCAAAATCAACATCAGATACTGTATAAATTCCTCTTGCTGTGTATACATCTGATTCATATTTGCGATCTCTATTTTCTAATAAAAGAAGATCTTGTATGCTCATATGATCAATTATAGCACGTTTTGGCTGTGTAGCATCATTAGTTTCACCTTGATCATGTATTCCTACATACTTGTGAATATAAACATCGGTTCCACCAATCTGAAACATCTCTTTAATGTTTCGATCGAAGAATTTAAAATCTTTACCTTTTTCAGGTTTGTATATGGATAGTCTAGGCATTGTACACATATTTATTGTTAAGAGCAAAGCGGTAAATACTGTACAATGGTTGACCAAGTACTTACAGCAGAAAAAACTAATGAACTAAAGCAAGGAATCTATGATTATTGCCGCACTAGACTAGGTGATGGCATGATTGAAGTAGAACTTGACCCAAAACACTACGAAACTGGGTTAATAACTGCAATAGACAAATTCAAGCAACGAGCAGAAAGTTCTGTTGAAGAATCATATGGATTTTTAGAATTACAGGAAGATACTAACGTTTATACATTACCAGACGAAGTAGTTAATGTAAGACAAATTTTTAGACGTACAGTAGGTGGCGCAAATGCCACTGAAGGTGGTACATTTTTTGATCCATTTGAACTAGCATACACAAATGTTTATTTGCTACAGTCAGGTAGAATTGGTGGACTAGCAACTTATGAAATGTTTGCTGGCTATCAAGAATTAGTAGGTAGGATGTTTGGTGGTTACATTAACTATTATTATGATACAGTAACACGCAAGTTAGAAATAGTAAGACGACAACGCAATCAAGAAACTGTACTACTTTGGCTTTATAATCATAAACCAGATGGCATACTATTACAAGACAGATATGCAAAACCATGGCTCAGAGATTATACTCTTGCTATTTGTAAAATGACACTTGGAGAAGCAAGAGGTAAATTTGCCACAATTGCTGGTCCACAAGGTGGAACATCATTAAATGGTGATCAACTTAAAGCAGATGGACAACAAGAAATTGAAAAATTAGAAGCATCTATTAGTAATTACGAAGTAGGACAAACTCCTATGTCATTTGTAATTGGTTAGTTGACAATCCAATACCTTTACATTATAATAAACATATGATCATTGGAATATGTGGTTTGATTAATAGTGGTAAAGATACCATAGCAAATCTTCTAATTAAAAATCACGATTTTCATAAAACATCATTTGCAGACAAATTAAAAGATGCTGTCTCTTCTATGTTTGATTGGGATAGGTATATGCTAGAAGGTAAAACTGAACCTAGTAGACAATGGCGTGAATCACCAGATCCTTTTTGGAGCAAAGAGATAGGTCGCGATATTACACCCAGATATGTATTACAACGTTTTGGAACTGAATGTATGAGACAAGGTTTATATGATGGCATTTGGGTTAGTTTAACAAAAAAACAAATGCTAGAACGTCCTGATATAAATTGGATAATTCCAGATGTACGTTTTCCAAATGAAATTAATATGATTAAATCTATAGGTGGAAAAGTATGGAGAGTTACACGTGGACCAGATCCAGATTGGTTCTGCAAGTATCAATTAGAAAATATAGAGCCAAATGACATACATCCAAGCGAATGGAAATGGGCAAAAAGTGAATTTGATTTTATAATAAACAATAATGGTTCAGTAAACGACTTATCTGATAAAATTAATCAGGAACTAGATCACCTTGTTTCCACTTCATACCAACAAGATGTAACACCCGTTGGCAATTAGCACATACTGTTTTTAAATTATTAAAAGAACAATTATTTCTGTTACCATCTAGATGATATACGTTAAATTGCATATCGTACTCTGATGTATATCCACATCGATCACATATATGTTTTTTCTTATACCCTGACGTTTTCCATCGAGGTTGCTTTTTAATCACACCACGTAAACAACTATCACATTGTTTTCGATAATATGTTTTATCGTGTTTAATATAGTTAATAGCGACGGGGTTACCGCAATTACATAAAGGACGCCTCATACTATATTTATGGTGCCCTTTATATCACCTTTTTCTTACCTGCAATTCCCTATTAAATTAACTGTTATAGTATAAATATAAGAAACCATAAGGAGACCGAGAAAATGGCAATAAATTCACCAGGCGTAGAGGTAACAGTAACCGACGAATCGTTTTACGTACCCGCCGATCAAGGTATGGTGCCAGCAATTGTTGTTGCATCAGCCAAAAATAAAACATCAGGTACTGGAACAGGAACTGCGGCCGGTACTTTAACAGCAAACGCAGGAACAGTTTATACAATTACAAGTCAACGCGAACTAACAGAAACGTTTGGCGATCCAACCTTTTATACAGATACAAGTGGTTCAGCTCGCGATGCCTACGAGTTAAACGAATATGGTCTTCTATCCGCTTACTCTTTATTAGGTATTGCCAACAAGGCTTTTGTAGTAAGAGCAGATGTTAATTTAGATGAACTTACAGGTTCATCTTCTCCAGTACAAGGTGCGGCAGTTAACGGAACTTATTGGTTAGATACAGCATCAACTGTATGGGGTATTAAAGAATGGAATTCTTCAACACAAACATTTACAGCAAAAACTCCAAAAGTTATTACAGACATAAGCAACTTAACAGGCGAAGTATCAACCGGTGCTCCAAAAACTGCTTATGGCGTACAAGGTGATTATGCTGTTAATACTACAGCAACAACAAACAAATTATTTTACAAAAATACAGGTAATAGTTGGGTTCAAGTTGGTACAGGCGACAGCACAACACAATACGCATCATGGAAATCATCTCATGCGGCAGTTACAGGAACGGTATCTTCACCGACTACTTCTGTTGGACATGAAATTACAATTAACGGATATGATGTTGTAACAACAAGTACATCATTAGCCGATTTAGTTAGTGACATTAATGCAGGTAAAGACAGTGGAGCAATTCCAGGTGTATTAGCCGCGGCTCTCGGCAATCAATTAGTTTTATATGCAACTGATTTAGCAGAAGGCGGTGATTCAACTGCAAGTTCTCAAATTACAATTGCAAATGTAACTGGTACTATATTAACTGATGTAGGTATTACAGCAGGAACATATGATGCACCAAGATTACACATTGGATCTCATACAACTGATCCAGGATTTAAAACAGCAGACGATCATTCAGCACCATCAGGAAGTGTTTGGTTACAAACAACTTCTGTAAATTCAGGTGCAAATGTTGTAGTTAAAAAATACAATTCAACTACAGCGGCTTGGTCAACTATAAGTGCTCCTGCACATGAATCTCATGCACAAGCACTTTACAATTTAGATAAATCAGGTGCAGGTGCAAACTTAACAACTGAAAATCTTTACACACAAGTTAACGTTACAGAATATGACACTATTACATTTGCAGGTGATAGTACAACAGGAACAGATAGTACAGTTTATGATGCTAACGCAAAAGTAACAGACTATACAGTATTCAAAAGACAAAACTCAGGTGCTACTACAATTACTGGAATAACTGCATTAGGATCTTCTCCTTTTACAAATGCAGAAACTTTTACACTACAAGAAACAGTTAGACCTAGTGATTTATCAGGTAGTGCTAAATGGGGTACATTTGCTGGAGAAAAAACTTGCACAATGGCTGGCACAACAGCAGACGATTTTGTGGCGGCAGTAGCGGCGGCAGGATTTACTTATGTTTCAGCAAGTTATGATCGTGTAGCAGATGTTATTACAATGACACACAGTGACGGTGGTGACTTTAGAATGGACGATGTTAATGGTACACCAGTAGCAGACGCAGGACTTGGTTCAAGTAATGCTAACACATACGGAGCGGCTATTGACACAACAGGGACTAAGGTTGCAAACCTTTATACAGTACCTGCAGGTGATCCTAGATCAAATGAAGTAATGGCAAGTAACTGGGGAACATTGGTATATGAAGCAAAAGCAACATCACCAACAGCAGATCCAAGTGATTTAGCATTATGGTATCATAGTTCTGTTGACGAAGTTGACATTATGGTACACAATGGTACTACTTGGGTAGGATATCAAGGTGTAACATCAGATGCTAGAGGATTTAATCTTTCTAACTGTTCACCAAATGGTCCAATTGTTTCAGCAACTGAACCATTAGCGGCTGACGGACAATCAGATGGAACTGCTTTAGTAAGTGGTGACCTTTGGGTTGATACTTCAGATCTTGAAGCATATCCAAAAATTTCTAGATATGATGATTCAAAAGTAGCCGGAGAAAAATGGGTAGCAATTGATAATACTGATCAAACAACTGACAATGGTATATTATTTGCAGATGCACGTTTCCATCTAGATTCAGATGATAACGTAATTACAAAAGCACCAGCAACAATTAAATCATTGCTTACAAGTAATGCATTAGATATTGATAAACCAGATCCAGCATTATATCCAAAAGGAATGTTATTGTTTAATACAAGACGTTCTGGATATGTTGTAAAACAATTTAGAAATGCATATTTTAGTAGAGCCAATTTTGCAAGTACTACAGAGTGGCCAACACTACCAGGAGAAGATGATGCATGGGTAACTACAAGTGGTAACAAATCCGATGGATCACCATATATGGGACGTAAAGCAGTTAGAGCCTGTGTTGTAAAACAATTACAAGCGGCAGTAAGTTCTAATACAGAATTACGTGAAGAACAACGTGAATTTAACGTATTAGCGGCTCCAGGTTATGTTGAACTAATAGATGAACTAATAACTTTAGCAGGTGATAGAAGTGATACAGCATTTATTGTTGGAGATTCTCCAGCAAGGTTGGCTAACTCTTCAACTGATATTGTTAACTGGGCAACTAACGCCAGTTCAGAATCAACTAACACAGAAGATGGGTTATTATCAAATGATTCTTATACAGGTGTTTGGTATCCATGGGGTACAACAACTGATTTAGCAGGTAACAATGTATTTGTTCCGCCTAGTCATATGGTTCTAAGAACATTAGCACTAAATGATCAGGTTGCTTTTCCGTGGTTTGCACCAGCAGGTATTAGACGTGGTGTTGTAGACAATGCAACTTCAGTAGGTTATATTAAAGCATCTACAGGTGAAAAGCAAGTGATTGCTGTATCATCAGGTATTAGAGATACTTTACAA